AAAGCAATAGCACCATCAGCATTTGTAGTTGCAAATGGATTAGCGACCATTCCATAACGAGTCTTAAACCCGATTTTTGGTTGGAATGTATTCTCGCCAACTGCTCTTACCATCTGTAGTGGTACATAAGGACAATAGAACAGACCTGCGTCGAATGCAGATGCACCTTTATATCCTAGTGTATAGTATTGACTACCAGATGCGCTTGAGAAATATGGATCTACATATACTTTGATTCTTCCGTTAAGTACACCAGCGAATGTGTTACCAGTGTCATCAACGTTTAGATTCGAAGATAATGCAGGTGTATAGTCAAGAACACCAGCCATTTGAAGTGCAGAAGCAACGTCTGATCCACAGATCAATACATTACCTTTACCTCTTCTTGTAGCTTTAGCAATCTGATTCGCATCTCTTTCGATTTGGAAAATCAGACCTTTGAATCTTTCAACTGACCATCTACCGTTACTGTCTACATCTAAGTCAAACGTACCAGCAGAAGACACATTTTGTTGTGCTCCAGCAGTAGCTGTATAGTTGATTGTTCTTACTACTTCTCTGTTAATCTCAGATAAGATCTCAGCAGAAAGAATGTTAGCAAGTTCACTTTCAGCATCCAAGCCGTGGATTGCTTTAAGATCTTGTGCTAATTCCATTGTGTATTCTGCTTTTAGAGCTCTAGATACTGCAGTTACAGAAACCTTCTCTACTGAGAAAGCCATCTCTGCAAATGAGTTAGCAGCACTGTCACCTAATGCTTCAGCTGTTGCTGTAGACATACCTTGGTGAACCGTGTAGCCTGAACCAGATGCTCTAGCTGTTGGATCGTTACCAGCTTGATCAGTACCTGCAGAACCGTCAAGCACACCACCGAAGTTAGATGTGTTTGCAGCTTGAGAACCGATAGCTGAATGTGAAGTATTGGCTTCGTTGAATAATGCTTCATCACCTGATTGATCTTGAAACCTTGATCTTAATGCAAAAATAAGACCTGTTGGACCAGTCATTGGCTGGACACCACAGATGTCATATGCTATAAGATTAGGCATACTTCTTCTTACAAGTGAGATTAGAACTGGGTCGAATATGTCAACTGCACCATCACTAGCTGTAGATGAAGATGCTCCCATTGCGTTAGTTGGAGCAGCCTCGCCCAATAGTGTAGGCATAGAATATCCGCCAGAACCAGAAGCGGCTTCACGAGCCGAGTTTTCTTGGTTTTCTAGTAAAGTGGCAACAACCTGACGCTTGTGTGGATCTTTAATAGGGTCAAGATCCCCGTGTTCAAGGACTGGCTGCCATTTTTTCACTAGCTCTTCTGTAATATAAGACATTTTTGTTTATCTCCCTAATTGTTAAAGTTTTGAAAAGTCAGCCTTTTCGTTTTATTAATATTTATAATATACTTACTTCTTTAGAGACCTTGAGATAGCTGCTGTGTAGCCTGCCATCTTAGGATCCAAAGAAGATCCTTCAGGTTTCGCCTCTTCATCAAGAGGTTCATCAGTTTCACCCACTAAATCAGCTACTTCTTTTTCGTTATCTACTGAGAAGTAACTTTCTTTAATTATTGATAGTTTCTTTTGAAACGATTCAGTATCTTTGAACTCAACCCCTTCAGCTAAAGTTTGAAACTTTTCTTTTTGAGTTTCAGCAAGACCTTCTGTTACTTGATCAATAATCTTTTGTTGATCATTTTCTTCAATTGCTTTTTTAGCTTCAATGTTCTTTTCCATTTCAGCATTCAATTGACCTTGTAACTCTTCGTTCTTGGCTGCAAGCTCTTCAACTACATCTACTTTTGCTTCTGGAATATCAATATAATGATCTTCGAAAAGATTCTTTAATCCAGCCATAAAGTCTTCTGTTAGTTCAGCTTTCAAACCTTGCTCGATAGCAAGTTCATTTTCTTTAGACCATTCTTCTACAACATAATCAAGATATGTGTCCATTTTTTCAGATAGCTCATCTTTAATAGCTTGAGTATCTTCTTGATATGACTCATTCATTGAATTATTATATGTTTCAATGGTCTCATTAATTTTGTTAACAACTGCAGTTTCAAAAATAGTAGTAGCCTTTTCTTTGAACTCTTCTGATAAATCTTCGTTACCAAAAAGTGCTTTGACATCATCTTTTATGTCAATATCTTGAGCTGTTACTTTATATTCAGTCTCTTCACCCATTTTAGGCTTTTTCATAGACATTACTGGCATTTTCATATTAGTCATCATTTTATTCATAGTTTCGCCCATTTTATCTTTAGGCATCATAGCCATGTTGTACATCATTCCGACTGCTTCTTTGTTCATGCCATTCATTTTTTTCATCATAGCATTGATCATACCCATTTTAGTACTTACTTCTTTAGGCATAGGTGCTTTCATGCTTGATCCTTGTTTAGGTGGCATTTTGTCCCCTTGATCTTTACTCGGACCAGGAGCAGCTGCTTTTGTTGATGTTGGCTCAGGAACTTCTGAAGGGTCACCCATTGATGCCTTGAATTCATCTAGCTCCGTTGGCTGACTATCTTCAATTGCTTCCTGATCTTGTTTAAGATCTTGTTCAGACATAATTTTTCTCCTTAATTTATAGTCTAGTTTTACTAATTATTTATAATATTTTAAAGTTTTGAAAGAAAATCTGCAAATATCTTCAACTTAGCTCCTTCAAGATCTGTTTTAGATGTTTTATGAATTTCTTTCTTGTATTCATTAACTTGAGCTTCTCTCAAAACTCCGTTATCCCAAACCCATTCTTTGCCTTCCATAATACCTTCAACAAATGCATCTGGTGCACTTGGATCAGCTACAATGTCAGCAGCGGTGGCTAAATGATAATCCTTTTGTACAACTTGGGAATCTCCATTTTGTTTTAGTGATCCCATTCCTCTTGAACTAACTCCTAGTTTAGCTCCTTCGTCCATTAAGTTCTTTACTATCTTACCATATGGTGTATCCATAATTTTGGCTTCACCAATATAGTTATTACCTTCTTTATTTAAGTCAGTAATCATATGACTTACTCTTTCAAGATTGATTGTAGGACCACTTGGATGTCCTAACTCACCATATGCTCTGTTCTGGTTAACATAGTTCTCAGTATATTTCTTTACTTGCTCATCAAGAACCTGCATTGGATATACTCTTCCATTTCTATTCTTGATTTCACCTTGCATGAATACACCTTTGATCTTATAATCTTTCTGACCATTTTCTTTGGCTTCAGTGATATATTCTACATCTTGTTCATTAACTTCGCATATAAGTTTCATCTCTACTCCTTTTTAGCTACACCAAATGCTTTCACATCTGTACCAGAACTTGTTGCTATTTTATCTGTTGACTTTTTATTGATAACGAGATACTCTCCAGCTTT